TTTATTTACAGGAACATTCGCCACGTTTCTTACCTCCCTTCTTTTTCTTCTTCTTTTTCTTAGTAGTTGTATGGTACATAGTAAGAATTAGGTGGTTCTTAGTATATTCTAAACGAAGTTTGGCCTAATGTCTCTGGTTTTGCAAGGTTAAATTGTTGCAAACATAAATACCCGAAAGCATCAAAAGCATGGTCTACACCCAAGTTTTTATTAGGTAAACCAGTATTAGGAGCATATGTAAGTGTTCTAAGTGATTTTATTAACTCTTTACATCTTGGATGTATAAATGTTCTGCGATCTCCATTTGCATCATACAAAGCCGTATTAACTGAAGTAATCTTATCCCTAATCTTCCACGGGCTTTTTGGACTCATAACTGTAAATCCAGACCTCCTCAGAATATTATGGTCTGTAACTCCAATTCCACTCGTTTTTCTCGCACTACCCGTAGGGTCTGGACACGCAATAATTCTTCTATCTACCCCATACCTCCGAATAACCTCCTCCGCAAAATCCCAAGTTGTTGCCCCACCCGTCAACATGATCTCATCAAATACATAAAGACAATCATTATGCTTGACCGCACAAATTCCTGCCATCGGATCTACGTTAAAGTCTAATCCCAAAATTAATGGCAACATTTGTAAATCCTCCACCTCGCTACTAATATTGTCATCACCAAAACTTACCGCTACCAAGCCCGTAAGATTCTCGAAGCTTGCCTCGAACTCCTGCTTAAATGTTCTTTTGTCCAGTTGGGCCTTTGCTGCCTCGACTTCCTCGGCTGGAACATTGCCCCCGTCTATTGTAGTAAAACTCCACCTCCTCCAATCCCCACTCATATCTTCTGGAACGTAGCACCATAAATCGTAAAACCAGCTTGCCGTGCCATCGGGGGTAGAAATAAACAAAGCCCAACCCTGTTTGTCCGCTAATGCTGGTCGAATAACTTGAAACCATACGTCAGAATCCATGAAGGCTGCCTCGTCTAACACAACACCAGCTAGACTTCGACCACGAAGAGTCATTGCGTTTTCTGTTCCCTTTAACTCAATTAGCGAGCCATTTATCAATTCGATCTTTAAATCGGTTTCGTTTTTGCTCTTTACCCAGGATAAGGGTACTAATTTTTTAAGTTCTTTCCAGGCAATGTCTTTTGCCATGCGATAGGTTGGGGCACAGTAAAAATAAGTTTCGCCTGGTCGTTTTATTGCCGCGTTTACAAGTTCGATACATGATAAGTAGGATTTTCCAAATCTTCTGCCAGCTACCAGTACCCTAAATCTGCTTTTTGCATTGAACACCTCCCCCTGTGCCCATCGTAATGTTAACTTTTCGGCTGTTTTTGGACTCATGTAATACAGAATACCCTTAATTTTGGTTAATTTGCTAGTTTTTGTCGACTATTTTACTGTTTTAGGGTTATTATTCAATTAATAACATAAGTTTCAGTCCGTGACAGAAGCAATCTTACAGAATTTTGACGATAGATCCGTTCCAAAGAAGAGAAATCCAGGGAGATCCCCTGATTTGGTTATAGAGCAGAGAAGACAAAGACTATATAAAAGACAGTTGGAGGGTCTCACTACGAGACATTTGGTACTGGAACATTCCACAAGGGAAGGGGTTTGTGTAAAGACCGCTTGGAACGATTGGAAAGAGGTTAGTAAGTGGAATGAGGAGGATTGGCAGAAGGATAGAGATAATATGATTTCTAGACTGCAAGCCATGAGGGTTAGGCTTTTTGATAGGGCTGTGAAGAAAGGACAGCTTCAGACTGCTGCTCAAATATTAGATTCACTTGGTAAAGTAGTAGGAGAGAGTGTGGAGACTGTGAACATAAATGCTCCAGAACTAGCTATACGAATAGAAAATAAAACTGATAGTTGACACTAATGTAGTATTGTACTATAATAAATAGTGTAGAAGGAAATAATTTTTAGATTTATCAGAAGGTTCAGGGCTCTGTCACATATTTGACACATTTCTGCAACACCTCCCCCAGGTATTAATACTCTCAGAAATTGGTGACGGGTAGGGAATAGCCAGCCGCCGAACCAGTAACAACATATTTTTTTTTTGCCTGGTATTTTTTCTTACATCACATTTTAATTTTTCGCTCGCTTCACTTTCTGCAACTTCACTTGCAATAATTACTATTTTGATTTTATCGTTTACAAGATAGAGAGAAGGAAAAGAAAAAACCCGAACCAATAAAAACAATAAGATAGTAATTATTTTATGACATAAAAAAAAACCCTATCAATAAGATAGAGTTAATTTAATTTTTTAATTTTGTTTTTAATATCCTACATAATCAACAATATTCAAAACTGATAAATCCGAATTGCCTGTCTCTCTTATGTAATCATCAACATCTAAATCATATTCATTTAGAAATTGTTCACATATGTTTTCATCTAAACAACCATCATATGTGTAATTTAAAATTCCCTCTAAATAACAACTTTGTAATTCTTCAATAAATTCTTCTGTTTCTTCTTGCAAAGTATCATAAAAATTATTGAAGTTATCAACTGTATAGTTAATAGTAGGAATAAGAAAAGAAAAAAACTTTAACATTATTTTTCTTCCTGGTAATCTATAAGAATAGAATTAATTTGATTAGTTCTTTCTTGTAGTCTGTTAGCTAGTGTTGATGATATTGTTATTCCTTGCCAGGTTAACAATAGAAAAGTAAACAATAATAAATAAGTTCTCATTTTTTTTTGGTAAGAAGTTGAAAAAATTTATCTTCTTAATATTAATTATAACCAATAAGAAACTACTATTGTAGTACAATAGATATAGTTGTAACAATACTTAACAATAATAATTAACTAACTATTTCTTAAACTATCAATTAATAACTCTTTCTTGTCCTCATCAAAATTACTTGACATTCTAGAAAATAATTGAAAAGTATCATTTTCATTTAATATCTCATCTGCTAAAACATAAGCTAACATATTTGCAGTCTGTTCCTCATTAGAAAAATCAGTTGATACCTCACCAAAATTACTTTCCTCATATTCTTTAACTTTCTCTATACATTCAAACACACTTTCTTTTTCTAACCATTTTCTTGCCTGGTAATATCCGATTATAAAATAATCTTCATTAATTAAATAATGATGTAATTCATTAATATCATTATCTATTCCAATATCGTCTTCTAATTGTTGGATTAGATAATCTTTTACATCTTGTTTTAGTAATTCCATTTTATTTGATGAGAAGTGAATAAAAAAAAATCTTCTCTTGATATCTATTGTAGTACAAGAGAAGATTAATGTAAACCCTAAATTAAAAAAGTTTTTATCTTAATTTTTGAATAGGCATAATTAAATAATTTAATTTTGCTTCAAATCCTTCTAAATCTTCAAAAGGATTCTTAATATCCCATTTAGCAGAAATAATGAAAGGAGTCTTTGAAGTATTACCATTAAATGTGATTCCCTTATTACTTGATAACTTTTTAACCTGGTTACAAAATTGACCTATATAATCACAATTAAAAGTGAATTCCTTACCTTCAAAATTATTAGTGAATGAATCAGGGATTAATTGTAAGATATTAGGATAAGTTCCTACTATTTCTCTATAAGGTACTGATGAAAGTTTTATTTGTTCATCTTGAAAAGTAATTGTATCATCAGTAATTAAAACTTTAGTTGCATTTTTAACTTGAGTCTTGAATATTGAACCTGGAATAGTAATATCTTTTTTAAGTTCAAATCCTAAAACATTATTAGGAAATTGAAAGTAAAACATTCTGTGGCCGTCAGTCGATCCAATAGTAATTTCATTTTTATCTACTTTTAAATGAATACCTTGTAATAGTTGCTTATCATCATTTTTATAAATGAATTGACTAGCTACTCTTAAAACTTCATAAGGTAATAAAGCAACTTTATTTTCCTTTTCATACATAGCGTATGGACTAGAAACTTGATTAGTTGTTAATGTTTGAGACATTTTTTTTTGGTGAGAGGGAATAAGATAAACTCTCATAATCTATTGTTACACATTAATGAATTAATTTCAAGTATATTTTATCAATTAATCTATAAACTTTTAAATTAAAATTGAAATTACTTTTATCTAGTCTTATACTTTTAATCAATACTACTACAATAAAAAATAATTGTTCGGTACTGAATGTTATAGTAATATCCTTACTACTACTGACTTTTAATAAACTTTTCATAATGAATGATGAATGTATAACTTTAACGTACCGATTAGAACTATGAATGGCAATATGAATGTGAGAATTTTTTTTATTTACATTTACTGTTTTCTCATGTACTATAGTAAGGCACTTAGTTTTTTAGACTAACCAAAATGAAAATTACTGAAAATTCTCAAAGTCAATTCATTGATTATGTTTTAGACTTTTATGGCAAAAGTGGTTTATATCCGCTAGCCGATCCAATAATTAACAACAAATTTGTTGAACGTGATGACGTATTAAAGGCATTTAAGAAATATAAAAGTCTTTTAGAAACTGCAAGATTATTACGAACCAATTATACCTGGGGTGATGGTGATTCTTTAGACAGGGAAAGAGTGAGAGATATTCTCACACAAAATTACAACTTTCAATGGACTAAATAAAATGAAAAAATTTCACACTATTTGTATGCATTGCAGAATTAATGAATTACCTGAACAACATCAGGTAACTATTGTCCATCTTGTAAATCACTTAGCTTCACATACTGGTGCGTACCAACAACACGCTATGAATCGTCTTGAAAAGATGAGTACTGAAAATCCTTATACTGATGATATAGAGGGATTTGATAAATCTGATTTGTGGTAGCTATGGATAGAAAAGAAGCAATTAATCTAGCTTTAAATTTATTTCGTCAAGATTTAGATAAAAATGATGTTGTTTTAACATTAATGAAATCTAACATTCCAGAATCTACTGCATACCGATACTGCAAAAAAGCATTAGATCAATATGAATGGGAAGATGACGAGAAAGACGATCCAAAGAAGTGTTTTGAACTTAAAGCCCTAGACACTATATATAAAGCTATGAAATGGGCTGAAACAAACCAGGAAACAGAATTGGCTGTTAAATATGCCAATTTATATATCACTAACAAAAAGAGGTTAAAAAAATGAGCGACTCATTTATGCACAATCATCAATCAGCACTTGATAATCAAATGGAAGATAATGCTATCCAGGATTTACAATATTCTGGTATATATCCCGAACCAGATAATGATGACATTCTCGAAAGAATCTACGAGGAAATAGTTGAAGAAGATGGTAACTTATCACATTATGAAGCCGTTGATTTAGCTAAAGAAAGATTTGAAGAACTACCCGAACCAGGAGATTATAATGAAATCATTTAAAATTACTTGTGCAGAAATACACTACTTTGAAATAGAAGTAGATGCTGATTCAATAGAAGAAGCAAAAGTTAAAGCTAAAAAAGATATAAATTCATTTGAAGTGTTATGTGAGTATACTTCCGAATGGGATTTTAATAATTGGAAAGAAATTAAATAACAGCTAATTCTTTTAACTGTTCCTGGAATGTCATACATCGTTCCATAAAACTTATCTCGCTAGACCTCAACGCTAATGAATCCATTAGTTTTAGTTGGGGTTTTCCACTTCTTCTGGCAATACATACTAATGCCTGGTTACATTCAATTCCAGTTAACTTTCTTAGTGCATAATTATACGCTCCAAGTTGATGACAATAATTTACTAACATCTCATCTGACCTGACTTCTTTAGAAGTTTTCCAATCACATATTGTTAACTTTCCATCAATATCTATTAAAGCGTCAGCAGTACCAGCATATCCATAATCTTTATCATAAACACTAAATTCAATCGCATGAATGGCCGTTACTCGTTCCAATA